TTATCTGCTCCAACATCTCGTGTTGCGGCGGTCCCTAACTGGAGCGCATTTCGGAAGGCTGATACATCAGAAATATCAGCTCCATTAGCCGATTTCTGCATAGCTCCGGAGGCTTTATTTATCGTTTCTCCCAAACCAAGGTATGTGAGAAGACCAGCTACATCCTTTCCACTCAAATTAGTCAGCGTATTGTCCAGCGGTTGTTTACCTGCCAGTGCATTAAGCATTGTCGTGGCAAAGTTCGGGTCATTCCCCAGCGCCGCCGCCAGTTCGTTCAGTGTATCCAGTGCCGCAGGTGCAGAACCCACCATTGCCGCAATCGCCGATTTCACAAATGCCGTGGTGGCAATCTGTGTATTGTTGACCGACTGTGCCGCAGTAGGTGCGGTTGGCGTTCCGGTGAGTGCCGGACTCGACAGCGGCGCTTTCAGTGCCAGCGCATTGTTAATGGTGGTACTGAATTTCGGGTCATTGTTAATGGCTGCGGCAATTTCTTTCAGCGTGTCCAGCGTGGCTGGCGCACCATTAATCAGGGTCGTCAGTGCCGCCTGAACAAACGCGGTGGTCGCAAGCTGCGTTGTATTATTCCCCGCCGCTGGCGTTGGCGCTTTGGGGGTTCCGGTAAACGTCGGGCTGTCTTTTGGCGCATACTGTGAATGCGGGTCCGGTGCGGCAAGATGTTTTGCCATCTGATCATCCGCGTACACCTTCAGCTCCAGTACCTTATCATCCACATACTTGCGGGTTGCCAGCACTACGGCAGGGTCAATTTTCAGTGTGATATTGTCCGTACTGCTGGTAATCAGCACCATGCGCACGGTCTGGGTACGCCCGCTGCCTTCAGCCAGTTGCGGTTTATAGCTTTCCGGGCAGTTCCCCACGGCAATCAATGCCCCTGACTCATCAAACAGGCCCACTTCACGTATCCACCAACCGCCCTCGTTTTCAGGGATCACCTGTTCAGCAATAATCTGGCTGCTATTCTGCGGGTCGATATAAAGCATATTCAGCGCAGCCCGGCGTTTCTCATTTACCAGTGCCGTCTGCTTTGCGTCCGGCGTTGGCAATACTCCGCCGCCATCGCCCACCGCCATATGGGTAATTTTTAGCGGCACACCGAGCGCGGCGGCGCTGGCAAGTTTCGCCGCGCCAATATCCGTCAGCAGGGTATAAAATTTTGTGCTCATGGATTCACTCTCATTGTGTCAATAACATGGACCGCCCCGCCTTCATGCGCGGTGCCACCGGAAATAATCGTTTCGTTGATATACGGATAGATCGTGATTTCTTCGCCAAGATAGCTGGCGGCTCCCACCCAATGCGGTCCGCTGGTCTGCAGATTGATGGACATGCCGATCATGTGGCGGCTACATGGTTTGGCATCGCTTATCAGTCGCTCAAGTTCCAGATAGGTATCTTCAGTGATGCCCTGGTCCTGCACGCCGATATCCAGGCGAAACGTGCCCGGTGCCTCTCCGGTCTGCCACCACTCAATAATGCGGATCAGAAAGCCGAACGGCTCCACCACCCGCCGCACGGCACTGGTGGTCCCTTTATGCTGATGAATATAAAAAGCATCCTTCACCACCTGGCGCTTGACGCTTTCTGTCCAGCCCTCGTCCCAGCGATCCACAGAGAACGCCCAGGCGAGATAAGGCAGGAAACTGACCGGACAGGTTGCCGGATTCCACAAGTCACGAAGCGGCACCTGCAGATCAGAAATCCCGCTGCAGGTTTGCGCCAGTCGGCGCTCCAGTGGTGTTGAACCCGGTGGCAGCAGACTATTCATCCGTTCCTCCGTTGGTTACGCTCCACTGCGTACATGATGCCGCCTGTGTTTTGTTCAGGACCACATCCGCCAGAGGAGAAGCCAGCTCCACACGCTGCACCCCCTCAACATGCAGGGCGGCAAAGATGGCGCTACGGCGAATATCCCGACCAAGACGCGTCTGACTGGCGATGTACTTCTGCAGGCTGGCTTTTGCCGCTGCCATTACCGGCTCTGCTTCCGGTCCAGGATAGAGAAAAATGGTGGCTTCCACGCGATACGGGATGATTTCTGCGCTGCGAACCGTAAGACGGTCAGCCACCGGGCGGACGTTCTCACTGTTCAGAGCTTTTTCCACCACGTCCAGCAGGTCTTTTTCTGCGGTTCCATCGCCTTCGCGGCTAAGGACAGTCAGCACCACCTCTGCAGGTGCCGGGCTGGTTGCACTGGCATCCGCCACCCGACCGTCGGCGCTTCGGGCATGAAATTCATAAGCTGCAGTTGGCCCCGCAACTGAAAGCCCTTCAAAGGCTGCAGGCACACGCAGGCGTAACGCTTCATCGCTTTCCATCACAGCTGCAACGGGCGGCACAGCGTCATTATCAGCAGGCGTCACCGTCAGGCGTTTCACGTTGTAGTTGGCAGCGAGCTGGTCAAGATCGCTGCCCATCGCGTAAGCCACCATCACAGCCTGCGCGGCTTCGTTAATGCGCTGGCGCAGAAGCAACTCACGGTAAGCGTTCTCCTGCAGCAATTTGGTGACGGGTTCAGATTCCAGTTCCAGCGTGCGGATCACTGCTTCCTGCTCATCTTTCGGATGAAGCGCAACAAATTCGGCCTTGCGTTCGGCAAGCAGCGTCTCAAAGTCCGGCACATCCACAATCTGCGGCGCAGGCAACTGCGAAAGGTCAATCACTGCCATTCTCTGCTCCAGTTGATACGGAAAGGGAAACAGGCACACCGTTATTACGCCGCCCGCTCAGCGCCACCACCATTGAACCGTCAAAATTGCTGTTAATGGTGATGGAATCCAGCGTCAGCCGTGGCTCCCAGCGACTCAGCGCCACATACACTGCCGACATGACCTGCAGGCGTAATGCCGGATTTTGTGGCTGGTCTATTAGCGACGACAGCAGGGAACCATATTCACGACGAGCAATGCGGCTACCCTGCGGCGTCAGCAGAATGTCCCGCACCGACTGGCGCAGATGGTCAATATCAGTAATGACTTTGCCGCTGGTATTGTTCATCCCGCTATAAAGCGTCATACCGGGCCTCCGGTTGTATCGCCGCCTTTCAGGACGCCAGTATGCTGATGCGCATCAACCACGATCCCGTTAGAACTCATCGCTCCGCCGCCCTGGGTAACGCCACCATTGATCACCACTTCGCTGTTAATGCGCGTGCGGTCAGCCTCCAGTACAAACTCACTGGTTTTCATGGTGATGTTGTCAGCGGCCTCAATGACCATTGATTTGATGCCCCTGACATACCAGCGCCCGGTGGCGGGTTCGTATTCAAACCAGCCACCGTCAGGATGTTCTGTCACGCAGGCGTCCGCCGACGTCGACGGTGGCGCGAACTGATTCGAATAGATGGCGGGTAACGCAAAGGCGGTTTCCAGATTGCCGCCCAGACTCAGCAGCACCACCTGCTCACCTTCCGATGGTCGCCACCATGTGCGGGCATTCCCGGCACGCAGCGTCAGCCAGCTGATCCAGTTGGTTTCAAGCTCGCCCGTTTTCACCCGGCAAAGCCAGTTTTCCCTGTCCACTTCGGTGACTACCCCTGTGCGGATCAGGTTGGTGATAAGGCGCATGATTTCGGTTAATTGTGCGTTCATAGGGAAAGGTTGCCATCAGGGGAAGAAAGGCGGCAGTGCTGCAACTTGTATCAGTGCTGATACAAAGATCACCCCGCCAGCCATTGCAGAATCATGTCGCGGGTCATTGCCTCAACATCATCATTTACACCCAGCAGGCGGCGCTCTGCGTAACGGACCTCCGGTCCTTTGCGACTGACGCGATCACGCAGGCCGTAATGGTGAACACGGGCAATACGCTGCACCTTGCCTTCAAACTGTACGCTGGCAGAGTCGGCGCTGGCGGCAGTTTTCAGGTATTTTGTGGTGCGCAGCTTTGCAAACATCTGACGTTTGATGCGCCCCTTCTTGCTGCGTGCTGTTACCCTGCGCGGTTCATAACTGCTGCCATCTGGATTGCGCTGCATCCTGATATTCTGCTGCTGTGTCCGGCGCAGTTCCTGCGCCAGCTGGCGCATCATGCGGCTTCTCGTGGCTGGTTCCAGATTCGCCAGCAAGGCACTCAGCCAGTCGTCCACTTTCTGCAGTTCAGCCACGTTTCACCGTCCACATTTCTTCAGGTTCATCGGGTTCTGCTACAGCTTCAACGCTCGACACACTGCCGTCAGTGCTGACCAGCACACGTTCCGTCAGTTGCAGGTTAAGACTGATATCACAGACATCGTTGCGCAAAATATCCACATCAAAGGTGAATAGCTTTTCCCGTAACGCCGGGTTATTGATGGCATCGGGCTGGTTATCCCGCAGCCACAGCAAAACCGGGGCCATAAGCAGATTCTGGTCGCCGCTGAAATCCTCTATCACCACGTTCAGGGTGTAGCGGTACTCCCATGACATGGAGCTGGCCCCCGTGGCAACCAGCGAACCGTTATCCACAAACAGATGCAGTTTGTCCGGGTTATTGCGGGCATAAGGCACCGCTTTATTGAGGGCGTGGCGCAGGGATTGTGGTTTGTTCACTGTTTCGCTCCTGACACGCAATAATCATGTCCACTTTGTCTGCACAGACCGCCCAGGCGGCCTCCGTTTCATCCTGCAACGCGTTCAGGTCACCGTTAGTGCGCGGCGCTGCCTGCCCCAGCCGACACGGCGTCACTCGCGGACAACCACTGACGGTAAGCTGCACCTCCGGTGAGTGCCGGACGTTCCCGCAGCCGGATAATGTCAGCAGGCAAAGGAGTATCAGCCCAGCGGCGTAAATCCTCGTTCTCACGTTTCAGTTCCTCAATCCGGTGTTGTCGTTGTCTCAGTAGTGCGCTGGTCTGTTCTGCGTCGGCATAGAGTCGCGCCTGCTCCCGGTTGTTGGTTTCTGTCAGAATGGACAGGCTGATAAGCTGGCTGTTGCTCTTTGCCAGTGCCTGGCTTTTGCTCCGAAGCACATCTGCCTGCATGCTGATGGTCTGGCTGGCATCAGCCAGCCGCCACGTCTGCCAGCCCAGCGCCGCCAGTAATAACGCCAGCACAACCAGCAGCAACCGGTTCATGCTGCTACCTGTTGCGCCATCTGATTACGGGTGATCCAGAAGGCAATAACGGTCAGTAGATAAAAGACCAGGGTAATAGCCCACCCCGTCCAGGCGAGACTGACGACAATCAGCAATCGCATCATCCAGCTGATAAATACGTTTTCTTTTCGGGTAATTGTCTTCAGCAAAGATGCCCTCAACTCCTGCCAGAGCGGGCCGTTCTTAATTAACGCAGCCAGTGATACCGGAATTACTGCCCATGTCAGCAGACAGGCTACCCAGACACCAGATGCTGCCAGTACCGGAAAAATCCCCTGCGGATACACCATTGCGGCGATTAACAGCGCTATCCATAACATCAGAAACAGCCCGCTGATTACTTTCTTTTTCATTTCAGTTTGCTCCCTGTAAGCACCAGGCCATCTCCCGCGCACGGCGGTTATCCAGCCCCTGATTAAACACACCTTTTACATACACCCAGCGCGGCAACTGTCGGCACGCATCCGCCCAGCGCCGCTGATTGAGCAATTTCACCAGCGTGGAACTGCAGGCATTGCCCGTACCCACGTTGAAGGCAAACGACACCGCAGCGTCATACACCTTCTGCGGCGGCTGTTGCTTCACACACCTTTCCAGCGCCCGCTCCACACGCAGCACGTTGGAGATCAGCCCTTCTGCTGCCTGTCGCTCCGTAATGGTTTTGCCGGGAATGACGCCCGACGTATTACCAATGCCGTCGGTCCAGACACCCGCGCTGCACTGATACGGCTGCAGACGACAACCTTCGTAATCGGCAATCAATTTCAGCCCTTCCACGGAGGTGTGAAGCTGCTGAAAACCCGGCAGCGTGGCAGCAATAGCCAGCACGGCCCCGACAAGGCAGCGTTTAACGATTGATGGATTCATAGTCCTCCCGCGAGATCTGCCCGTCGCGCAGAAGCTGGTAGGCTTTGTGTTTGTAGTACCAGTTGATAGCCAGCATCAGCACACCAATCATCAGGCCGCCCAGCGTTGAGGCATCCTTGATGGACAAATCGCCCAGCCAGGCCAGCACGACGGCGATGCAATACGTGATAAAGGCGCTGATTCGCTCAAGCGTCATAATTCAGTCCCATAGCTGGACGGTCTGCACGGTGGTGGTGGTCGGAATGTCCGGCAACTCCACCTGCAGCCCGTGAGGTAAAAAGGGGCCGTATTCGGCAAGCCCCGGATTTGCCTTCAGTACCTGCTCCGTGACACCCTGCGTGCGCCCGTAATGACGCCAGCAAAGCGCGTCCACCGTGTCATACTGATGCGCACGCACTTTCATCAGATAAGCTCCACTGTGCAGTGCGGCGCATCCTGCACCCGGCTGATGGCCCAGCGGGCGTCACGCCACAAATCACCGCTTGCTTCCGCCAGTTCCTCGCCCCGCTTCACACCGGACGCCGTGGCGTCATAGTCCTGGTAACGTTCGTTGAGCATGGCGCGTGCCCAGCAGTAAACCGCGTTGAAATAGTGCTGAATGCGCTCACTTTTGCCGTCCAGCTGTTCCGCCGGAACCTCTGCCAGCGAGGCATACCCCAGCATCTGCTGGCGTCTGCGAAACTCATACAGCTCTGCGTTGACCTCCGAAATTGCCGACAGCGCAACCTGCTTTAAACGCGGCTGCGTCACCGTGCCGTCAGTGCGCATCACGCTGCGAAACTCCGACAGGTCCACATCAGGCCAGAACGGCGTATTTCTGATGATTTCCGCCTGTTCCGGTGCCTGTTCTGGCGCAACAAACTTCATGCTGCTTTCTCCTGAAATAAAGGGCGGTGGACGGGGTTTTGATGTGGCAGTGCCTTTCGCCACCCCGTGCCGCCCGTGCGCGGGGGCACGTTCTGTCAGCGGCTGTCATTGCGCAGTCTGCGCTCCAGCTGCTGTTTGTCTTTTTTCACGCCACAGCGGGGATCGAGCTGTAACGCATGGTTGAGATGATTAAGGGCGGAAGCCGGATTGCTTTCACTCAGGACAGCGCCAATCGCTTTATGCAGACGTGCCCGTGACTGGTCCGGCATATCCAGACCGTCTGTCAGCTCCAGCGTCTGCAGCAACAGATCAGCATCAAAGCCGGTGGCGGCAAGCATTGCGCTCTGCGCCGCGTCTGCCATTTCCTCTGCCAGCACGGTCTGCACGTTGCGGTTACCCAACGGCATCACCCAGCCATGACGCAGGGCGTGACGCCCGATCTCCAGCGCCCCGGCATAATCTCCGGCATCAATGCGCCACAGCATCACGTACATCAGCACGTCATCCTGTTGCGCGCCTCCGCCAGCCAGGACACCCTCTGCCCAGGCGGCGTATTTCGGCAGCAGTTCCACCTTGATTTCCGCTTTTTTGACCGTGGACTGAACGCCCTTGAGACGGCGGCGGTCTTCCGCCAGTTGCAGCAGCATCAGGTCATAGCCCGACGCGTGGCGAACACTGCCACCCTCGCGAGCGGCCTGTTCAGCCTGAACGCGCAGGCGATGCTGCCGTGCGGGACTCAGGCTCATGAATTACACTCCGGTTTCTGCTGCGGCGGCGCTGAAGTCACCAATCTGGATGTTTTCCACCAGTGCGGCGCAGCGGTAGTCCTCAACCACATAGGCTTCGTTAACGGATTCAAAATTTTCAATCCGGTCACGTTTCGGGTTGTCGATAACTGAACGGCGGCGGGTATCTTCCTGCCAGTAGATGGACAGGTTATCCAGACGGGTGATCAGCAGCGCATTCGGCGGGAAGAACGGCGCACGCACGGCCTGCAGGCCACCCATGCGTTTCTGACTGATGATCATATCGGCTGCCAGTTTTTCACTGTTTTCCTGCTCTTTGTTGACCAGCGGGAAATACTTGTCAGACAGCAGTTCACGACCGCAAATCACCACCAGATCGTCATCGTCCTGGTAGACCACGTCGATAAGCTCATTGACCGCATCCATCACAACAGCGTCCAGGTTGGCATATTCGCCACCTTTCCCGACTTTCACCGCACCCGGTGTGGTTTCGCCGCCCGTGGTGGTGCTGCCCATGACGTGATCCGGTGCATCCTCACGGATTTTCTGCAGCCAGCCTTTGTTCACATCCTGCAGCAGCGGGTTTTCACTACGGTTGGAGGTTTTCGCACGCTTCACGCCGTTAAAGCCGATCATGATGCGGTCCAGTGCCTGACGTTTCACGATGGCGTCACGGATACGCACCTGGAAATCCTGAAACTTCGCCCACAGGTCCAGCTTCGCGTAGGTCAGCACCGTGTCAAAGTTGGTCTGCTCGCATTTGTATTCCACATCGACCATCAGCGTCGGATCGACAGGTTCACGCTCTTTCGCGGTGGTGTCAGTGGTTCCGGCAATGGTGCTGCCAACACCCAGCCCCAGCAGCTGACCGGACTGCTCAGTCACTGGCGTGACGTTAATCAGCGTCAGGAAAGCGGCGGACTGCTGGATCTGGTCTTCCAGCGTCTGCTGCACAGACGGCTCTACAGTGAACTTGCTGGACAGTTCTTCAACTGCCACACCGTTCAGACGTGCCAGTTGCTGCAGGTAAGCGTTAAAAGCAAAGCGGGTATTCTTCTTCATCAGGTTTTGTGCTCCATCAGCAATTGGTCAGAGTGTCAGCGGGGGCGTTACCGCCTGTTGCACGCTGGCGGTAGTCCTGGCGGCTGTCTTCATGACTCAGCTTATTCACCAGTTCGTTAAAGGCGGTTTGCTGCTCCTGCAGAGCAGTCTCCAGCTCAGACAGGCGTTCTTCCTGCTCAGACAGGGATTTTTCGGTGCGTGCGCTCAGGTTCTGCTGCTCAGTGGCGACCAGCTCCACGGCCTTATGCACATCAGAGAACCGGGCGTCATCGGACTGCTCTTTTTTGGTAAACAGCGCCGTGACACGGGCAAACAGGGACGGCTTGTCCTCCTGGATTTCTTCCAGTTCGATCACCGTTTCCTCTGCAGCGGTAAAAAGATTGGCGGGATTCTGCTTGCGGTTTGTCAGCGGGTTATGGGCTGCACTGGCGCTGAATGTCAGCATTTCAGTGCCCAGACTGGCAGGGTCATCAGTGGCCGCCAGGCCGACCAGGTAGGCTTTGCCCGTATCAGCAAACTTCGGGCTGACTTCCATAGATGTGAATAATTTCTGGCCTTTTTTCACCAGCTCCACCAGGGACTCCGTTGGCTCAACGTCGGCATACAGCGCCATCTTGCCCGCCAGCGGACCTTCCGTGATTTCTTCAGCAAACAGCGCCGTCACCTTGCCGTAGCGGTTAAAGGTGCTGTCCGGCAGATAAGACTTAATGTGCTCAAGGTTAATCAGCGCGGTATACACCGCCGGGTTGTAGCTGGCTGCCATCTGTTCCAGCCATTCACGCTGGATTTCACGTCCGTCGGTAGTGGCACCTTCCACCCCGATGCGAAAACGCTTTGCTTTCACTGTCATGAGCCGTGCTCCGTTAGAAAAAACTTACTGGAGCCTTATGGTTGCGGTGATGGGGGCAGTGAAACAATGCGCGGTATTTGTACCGACAACCACACAAACCGCAGGCGGGGAAAGCCTTCATTCAAGGCTGTAGGTTTGTGCCATGAACACCACACTGACACCCGCAGATCTCGATCCCCGTCGGCAGGCCATGCTGCTGTACTTTCAGGGATACCGCGTAGCCCGCATTGCTGAAATGCTGGGCGAGAAAGTTGCAACCGTTCACAGCTGGAAAAAACGCGACAAGTGGGGTGACTATGGGCCGCTGGATCAGATGCAGCTCACCACCGCCGCACGCTACTGCCAGCTCATCATGAAGGAGCACAAAGAAGGGAAAGATTTCAAAGAGATTGACCTGCTGGCGCGCCAGTCTGAGCGCCACGCGCGGATCGGCAAGTTTAACAATGGCGGCAACGAAGCCGACTTAAACCCTAACGTCGCCAACCGCAACAAAGGCCCGCGTCGTCAGCCGGAAAAGAACGTTTTCACTGATGAACAGATTGAGAAGCTGGAAGAAATCTTCCATTCCTCCATGTTCAACTACCAGCGCCACTGGTGGGAAGCCGGAAAAACCAACCGCATCCGCAACCTGCTGAAGTCACGCCAGATCGGCGCGACCTTTTACTTTGCCCGTGAAGCCCTGATTGACGCCCTGCTTACCGGACGTAACCAGATTTTCCTTTCTGCCAGTAAGGCACAGGCTCACGTCTTTAAGCAGTACATCATCGACTTCGCCAAAGAAGTCGAGGTGGAGCTGAAAGGCGATCCGATGGTGCTTCCTAACGGGGCCACGCTTTACTTCCTCGGCACCAATGCCCGCACGGCCCAGAGTTACCACGGCAACCTGTATCTGGATGAATATTTCTGGATACCGAAATTCCAGGAGCTGCGCAAAGTGGCTTCCGGTATGGCTATTCACAAAAAATGGCGACAAACCTATTTTTCCACGCCATCCAGCCTGACCCACAGTGCTTATCCGTTCTGGTCCGGTGCGCTGTTCAACCGTGGGCGCAACAAAGCCGATAAGGTGGACATCGACCTGTCCCACAGCAATCTGGCCCCCGGCCTGCTGTGCGCAGACGGGCAATACCGCCAGATAGTCACCGTGGAAGATGCGGTGCGCGGCGGCTGTAACCTGTTCGACCTTGACCAGTTGCGCATGGAGTACAGCCCGGACGAATACCAGAACCTGCTGATGTGCGAGTTTGTGGACGATCTCGCGTCCGTGTTCCCGCTCAGCGAACTGCAGGCGTGCATGGTGGACAGTTGGGAAGTCTGGACCGACTTTCATGCACTGGCCCTGCGCCCGTTTGGCTGGCGCGAGGTGTGGATCGGTTATGACCCGGCAAAAGGTACGCAGAACGGCGACAGCGCCGGATGCGTGGTGGTGGCACCGCCAGCCGTGCCGGGCGGTAAGTTCCGCATTCTTGAGCGTCACCAGTGGCGCGGGATGGACTTCCGCGCCCAGGCTGACGCCATCAAAAAACTGACTGAACAGTACAACGTGACCTACATCGGCATCGACTCGACAGGTGTCGGCCACGGGGTTTACGAGAACGTGAAAGCGTTTTTTCCAGCCGTCCGGGAGTTTGTCTACAACCCCAACGTTAAAAACGCCCTGGTACTCAAGGCCTACGACATTATCAGTCACCGCCGTCTGGAGTTTGACGCCGGGCACACCGACATTGCGCAGTCATTCATGGCAATCCGTCGCGCAACCACCGCCAGTGGCAACCGCCCAACCTATGAAGCCAGCCGCAGCGAAGAAGCCAGCCACGCCGATCTGGCTTGGGCAACGATGCACGCACTGTTTAACGAACCGCTGCAGGGCGAGTCCGCCAATACCAGCAATATTGTGGAGATTTTTTGATGGGAAAGAGTAAGAAAAACCGCACTGCGGCGACGAATCAGATCCAGCATAAAAACCAGACTACAGCCGAAGCATTCAGCTTCGGCGATCCCGTTCCAGTTCTGGACCGCCGAGAATTACTGGACTATGTGGAATGCGTACAGATGGACCGTTGGTATGAGCCGCCCGTCAGCTTTGACGGACTGGCGCGCACCTTCCGCGCTGCCGTGCATCACAGTTCCCCGATTGCAGTAAAGTGCAACATTCTGACCAGTACCTATATCCCTCATCCGCTGCTCAGCCAACAGGCTTTTTCGCGTTTTGTACAGGACTATCTGGTATTTGGTAACGCCTATCTGGAGAAACGCACGAACCGCTTCGGTGAAGTTATCGCCCTTGAACCTGCGCTGGCAAAATACACCCGACGCGGGTTAGACCTGGATACCTACTGGTTTGTGCAATACGGCATGACCACGCAGCCGTATCAGTTCACGAAAGGCAGCATTTTCCATCTGATGGAACCGGACATAAATCAGGAGATCTATGGCCTGCCCGGCTATCTTTCTGCCATTCCGTCAGCCCTGCTCAACGAGTCCGCCACGCTGTTCCGCCGCAAGTATTACATTAACGGCAGTCATGCAGGCTTCATCATGTACATGACCGATGCCGCGCAGAACCAGGAGGACGTGAACAACCTTCGCAATGCGATGAAAAGCGCCAAAGGACCAGGTAACTTCCGCAATCTGTTTATGTACTCGCCTAATGGTAAAAAAGACGGTCTTCAGATTATCCCGTTGTCAGAAGTCGCAGCGAAGGATGAGTTTCTGAATATCAAAAACGTGAGCCGTGATGACATGATGGCTGCGCACCGCGTGCCGCCGCAAATGATGGGGATAATGCCTAATAATGTTGGGGGTTTTGGGGATGTGGAGAAGGCCGCGAAAGTATTTGTTATGAATGAGTTACTACCAATTCAAAAACATATTCTGCAACTTAATGAATGGGCTAAAAAAAACATCATCTCATTCAGTGAATACTCTGTGGAGTGTATGTAAATTGAATAATGGCAGGTACTATACCTGCCACTGAACTTATATTTTAGCAAACGTTTCTAACGCCAAGCTATCTGTTCTTTCTTTTATTAATGAATCATCCCATTTATGTTCTCTTGCTTCTGACTCACTAACAAACTCTGTAACTAATTTTAAATCAGATTTTTTATAAGATTCTATTTTTTTGTGCAACTCATAATTCTTGCAATCTTCATTAAGTGAAAAACAGAGTGGTAGTAAATTACCAATCATACCCACGACTGACTCGTTAGTTTTGCTTTGAGATGATATGTGTTCCAAAGAAACTATATCCATTTTTAACTCTCGCGTCCCTCGTCTGATACGTTCCAACTTGTCAAAAATATAAACAATCAACTTCCTTTGCCCAGACTTTTTATTTGTATAAACAATATTCTTTGAAAATGCTTGTTTGAATATATTTTCTGAAGGCCCTTTCTGTGTAAAATAATCTAATGCGTCATTAATAACACCCTCAACATCTCTTTTATTTAATGCCTTATTCATTCTTACTGCTAATACAGAATATTTTGCATCGATTCCAGATGGTCTTAGACGACATACTGCATTAAACTTAAAGTGAAATGACTCTAAGGACTTCAAACATTCTATCAGCATTGATTGTGTAAGGGCTCTCGGTTTCTCTTTACGTTTTCTAAGTAATGAGAGTACAAATGGTCGAGGAATACTCACATTAAAAATCTCGAATGCTTTTAACGAGTTGTAAATTTCACGCTGATCAGGTTGAGGCCAGTCATCTGTATTTGGCGCTATTATTTTACAGTATAATTCAACATCATCATATAATTCGTTCAGAAATGATGCTGATGACAATAAAGTATTCTCATCTTGAATCTCACGTTTAAAAGCACGATAAAGTTGATCTTCTCCAATATAATTATACTTAGAAAGCCACCACGTTCTAATATAATCAGCAATAGTGCTATTACTATCCCTAGACTCAATTTGAGTAACGATATAATCCCATTTTGTTTTTGCAATATCTACCGGATATGTTTGAGTGCAAGTTTGGAATACTTTATTCTTTATCAAATCAATTGAACTTAAGTTTATCCCTCGAGCATTCAACACTTCAAAAATATCATAAGCATCATCCTCCTTACCTACAGATATTTTTACCAACTTCAAATAATTGGTAATCATTCTATATACAGCAGTCAAACAAAATATATAATCTTGGTTATTATAATGTTTTGCACCATCTCGCAACAATGCAGAACAGAGTGATTTCCTCCCTAGTTTTCTAGAAAGAAAAATTCCTGCATAACTTATACGTACATCCTCTTCACAAGATTCATCAACTTGATGCTCTTCGCGATCTTGATATTTTAACTTAAAATATGTTCTATCGCTATTTTTTGCTAATTTTTCAATAAATGTCTCACCATTTGAGGCTAATTGGCTTCTGCTAAATGTAGGACTCACAGTAACGATATATGTTTTAAATATATCATCCGCTAATGAATCTTGCCCTAAGGAACGCAATTTACGCGATATTAATGAAAGCAATATAGTAATAACTGAAAATCGTTGTTGTCCATCAACCACTTCTAATACATCATCACTATCTGCTCCAGAAAGAACAATAGTCCCTATAAAATATTCTGAACACTCCAAGTTCTGTCCATCTTCATTCAACCTTATGTTTCTGACAATATCTTGCCATAATTCTTCAAGCTGAAGCTTTTCCCAACTAAACTCACGTTGATTACGTGGAATAACATATCTTTGTTTTACAGATAGAATGTTTTTTATATTTAGTGGTGTTGCATCAAAATTCATAACTTATCCTCAGAGACAACAAATTGATAATAATGTCCTATTCAAATGGCTAATGATATGACATAAAAAAAGAAAAATGCAATGTACTACAAGAATATCAGTAAACGTTTCTAGCGCGCGCTCGTATCCCCGCCACGCCTGCCCGCTTTATGTAGTGGTTTTCATGCAGGTGCATGATCTACGCAAAAGCCCGCCAGTTCCGGCGGGCTTCAGCTAAAACGATCCTCAAACGATCATGCGGATTCATGCGGCATAGACATGCACCTGTGCGCCTTTAATCAAACATGGAATAATTATTTGTTCAGCGGGAGTAGCAATATAGCGGCGGCTATTGGTTTAGAAGGGCTTATGATGACTGTTTTTGGTTAGAGTTTGAACGCCCAACATCGCCGGGCGGTGGTATTACTACATCATGGCAATGAGAAGGGGTGAACCCTTTGCCAGTTTGTCCGACGATGATATCCATCCAGAGTAAGCGTTTATTCTGTTGAGATTGTAGATATTTCGGCTTGTTTTTTCTCTATGTACATCCGACATTCCGCAAGGCATTTACCTACGGCACCACCGAAGTTTGGCCCTGACGAAAGCAGCAATGCATCGACATTCTTGATTGATTCAAAGAAGGAAGGTGAGGTTTCTGGATTAAGGTATGTCATCAATAACATCCTTGCTGAAAGGGTGCGATGCGATGATGTAATGTAGCTTTCATGCGCTGCATTTCTCTTATCAATAAAATCGTTATTACCCTTAAGAATGTAATCCATTGCAAGGTTATAATCGTTTTTGTACCTATTAGATTCAAGCGCTAAGGATAGGTACTGGGCACATGATTCCCGCACGTTCCGACATTCTTCTTTTTTTATCTCAATTTCCGTAGCAATTTGAGTTTGCACTTTCAGTGCTTTGGTTTGCTGCGCAATATTTTTGTCGAATTCAGATGATTGCCGTTTTGAGGTGATTTCAAATTGGCGGTGTGAACGATTCATAGCCCGCCATGCAACAAAAGCAGTTGCCGCAGCTGGCAGAACAGCTTTTGCGAGGTCAAACCATGGAGTCAGGGGCTCCTTTTGACTCGCAATTTGTACCGTTACCACGTCTTTAGCGGGCTTCAGTACTTCCAATAACTGAATGATGTCCATTGCCTTTTTCCTGAGAAAAAGAAACCATCATAGCAAAAAGCCTGCCGCTTGCTAGGGGCTTCCCGCGCCTAACCCTTCACGAAATTGAATCCTCTCCGGCCTTTTCGTTATCTGTCCGCATTGAGGGCGGCTAACGCCTCGCACGGCTCGTTGTTCAACCTTGCTGGCGCCAGAAGCAAGTTCAGACGCCAGCAACGTTTCTTAATGCAGCCAGCTGTCGTCTTCCCACACCTTCTGCATAATTTTCATCACTTGTTTTCTTTCTTCGTCCAGTTGCAGTCCGGTCAGTTCCACACCGTTAGAGCTACCTTTGCGGATACGAATTACCGTTTTGGGATACAGGGGGCGCAGATTGCGGTAAAGCTCGGATTCAAGGGCGTCCAGGATAGACTGGCTAATCTTCTGCTCTTTATCGATCATTATTTCAATGCGCATAAAAGTCACCTCAACTGATGACATCCATTGAGCGGTTGTATTCGTGGGTTCTGATTTTTGCCATGAGTTCATCTGTTAGTTCAGAAACCCACTGCAAAGCCAGCCCCTTCTCTTCATCACTACACTCACTAGCCGCTACAAGCTTAAGAAAAAAATCAATGCGCTGGAGCTTCAAAGACTCCAAAAAATAGTCCTGCATCTTTCCTCCTATGACACCACAAGAAATACTGTATACATAACCACTGTTTATATTTACAGTATATAATAATCTTACTGATGTAAAACGTTTTTTTACGTTCATCAGCCTGATATTCCTGGTATTATTAAGAGCACGAATTGTTAACCCGCGTAATTAATACAGGTTCCGCCACTTATCATCTTCCCGCAAACGCTGGTTCCGATAGAAGATACGCAAGCCTGCTCCTGACGGAATACTGCCACCGCGAAGGAGCAAATCGACTTCTTTCTCGCTGCCATCAAATCCTCTGGACTTCAGTTCATAGACGAGCTGCTGATGCTGATGATCTGTAATTCGCTGTTTGTAGTCTTTACGCCGTTTCGGTTTCACCAAGCGCAACCTTGCTGCCAGCTCCCGGCGATCTTTTTTGCTCATACTGTGCAGGTAATCGTGCAATTCCTTGTCATCCATGCGGGTAATGTCCGTTCTGGAGCCCCCATCAGCTGATTTGTCTTTCCCTTGTTGGTACAAATTTTCAGCAAGGGGACAGTTATTGCCACGAGTCCAAGGGGCGCAAGCGCCCTGGTCGGCTGCCGCCTCCTGAACGTCAACGGCTTTACGAACCATTTTCCACTTCACTGCATGAGTGCAGATCTTGCCCTCTGCAATGGGTGACCAGATGCCATAAATACGAATACCGTGATCGCCATAGGCGGTCGGCTCTTCGTTAATTTCATAAGCAGTTCTGATGAGGTGATATTTACGGGGAACCAGTACACCTCCCTGCTTCATGATATAGGTGGCAAAACAACCAGCATCAGCAGCAGCCAGAATGGCATCAAGGCGCGGGTTATCCAGTACCGGCACACCTGCTTTTTTGTCACCCTGCTGCCTTGCCGCCTGACCAGCCAGCAATCGCAGTTCACGGTAAGCCTGACGCCCCGGAATGCCAAAGAAGCGGAATTGCTGAACACGATGCAAAGACGCCCAGGCATTCACGTATTCAGCATTATCACGCAGAGATTTACCCGTTTCCTTGCTGATCTCGCCAGCCAGACCACGCCCGTCAATGTTCTTGCTGATATATTTCGCGATGTAGCTTGTCGGCGTTCCTTTGCGCGGGTTAATCAACTCAGACTTAAAGCGTGGTCCCGTGTTATTCCCCAGCTCCTCGCGGTCTTCACGAATGGCAAACTTACGCAACAAAGCAGTAATGGCGCGGCGATCTTTTTTGCGCATAAAACACAACAGGTGCCAGTGAACTGTACCGTCATGATGCGGCTCAGCCACCCGCACGCCATACCAGCGCAATCCGGCTTTGTGCATAGCCTTACGAAATGCAGCAAACATGCCGACCAGATAATCGCTGCTTTGTCTTACTGTCGCGTTGGTCCAGGTCGGGTTTGGCCTGCCGTTATTTAGCGTGGAATGGAAACGTGACGGACAGGTGATGGTGTAGAAAACGGCGCAGTCACCACGCATTTCCGCGATAAGCTCCAGACCTTTAACGCAGGCCATCATCTCATTGCGGCGATGCGCCGGGTTGCTGCTGCTGGCGTTTACCACATCCTCCATGTCCAGCATGTCGCCGTCTTCGTTCACCAGTTCATGAGAACGGAAAAACTCCAGCGACTTACGGCGCTGCTCACGTTTATGCATCACGGCTTCATAGCTGACATAGGGAGATGCTTTTTTGCTGACCAGACAGACAGCACGCAACTGCTCTTCCCGCCATTCGCAACGCATCTTCCATAATTTCCGATACCACCAGTCGGCGCACAGCATACGCGCCAGCGAACCCGGAATGAGTTCATAGGGCACAGGTTTGCGGCGGTTTCTTTTCCGGCGGAGTTGCTCAAACGCAGGCGGTATGACATCCAGTCGCAGGGTTTCTGCTGCCACCTTTTCCCATGTCTTGCGGATTTCTTCCGGCTTAACATCATCGGAGGCGTACAAATCACCACAAGCGGCATCAAGACACATGCTCATATGCGCAGCGACAAGGGTGGACAGGCGTTTCACCTGATCCTGACTCATTTCAGGCAGGATCAGCAGACCGTCCAGCCCTTCATGGCTTGCCATAAAACGAAAAGATGCAGATAGCTGGCTGTCGCGTACATGCTCCAGTCGTTCCAGGCATGGCTTAATCGTCTCACGCAAATAGCGGGAATAAGCCTTTGGCCTGCCCAGGTTGCTGAAGTATTTAATACGTTGCATCAGCGGCTTGCTGATATGGGAAGGCTGGGCGTTGACATCCGCCAGAATGACCATATCCGGATTAAAACGCTGCTGCTCATGCGCCAGCTTTGCCCGGCTAATTAGCTTATCCTGCTCCATTTCGCGCTGGACAGGATCACGGGATTCATTAAAGAAATAACGCTCCCAGACCTGATCACTCAGTGCCTCGCGGCGCAGTTGTTCCTGCTCGTTATCGGCAGCGTACAGAGTGATCAGGTTTGAAAGCGCAGAAACCGGCGCAACTTCCGCCGGGTCCAGATAAGGGTTAATGGCCTTTTTCGGGCTGTTCCATGAGAATGCTGCGGCAGCCTCGTTAAAGCCGCAGCAGTTGTTCATATCGGCATGACTCATGCACGTACTCCGTACACGGCAGAACTGTCCACGCCACGCGAATAATCAAATCCCACCCAGCAGCGCGGCCCGGAAACAGCAATGATTTCTGTTGCTGATTTACCCTCGCCAGCTGCCACACCGATGCTGCGTTTTGCTTTGATGTAGTGGTGGGTGAAATTGCGATACAACGAACGGATCAGGGATGTGTCACTGTTAGAAACAATGACCGGATGTCCTTCTGATAACCGATGTTCAAGAACGGATGCCAGGTGATACTGGTCATCTTCAGTGAAACCATCAGTGTGATAGCCGGAAAACGTACCGTCATACGGCGGATCGCAATACACCACATCCCCCGCCTTCAACATCGCCAGCGTTTCATCAAAGCTGGCGCAGATAAACGTTGCTCGCTGGGCTTTTTCTGCAAATGCGCGAATTTCTTTTTCAGGGAAATACGGATTTTTATAATTACCGTAGGGAATGTTGAAATGCCCGCTCTTGTTATAGCGACATAAACCACGGTAACCGTGACGATTGAGATACAGGAAATATACCGCTTTCATGAAATCAGTAATTTCAGTTGAGTAATTAAACTCCTGCCTTATGTTGTAATAAGCCACCTCCCTGTTTGCTTCCTCAAATAAAGCTCTGGCGCGAGATATAAACGATTCACAATCAGCAGCAACCTTTTTATAGAGGTTGATTAAATCAGGATTAATATCCGCAACAAGATAGCTGGGGTACTCCGTCTCCATCATCACAGCACAGGAACCCGCGAAAGGTTCAACCAGTCGCGGGCCAGCAGGAAGATGCTTTTTCAGTTCGGACATAATGGCGGTTTTATTTCCCGCCCATTTCAGGATGGTGCTCATACAGCACCTCCGTTGTAATGTTTGCCTTTCAGCTCTGCGATTTCCTGACAGGTAATGCAAAGCTGCACACCCGGAATGGCGCGGCGGCGTGCTGGCGGAATTGGCGCTTCACACTCAATGCAAAGCACGCGGGACACGCCCGGCGTTTTGGCACGGGCAGAACGGATATGGCGCTGGCGTTCTTCTTCAACGCGCTGCTGTACGAGATCCATTGCATCAGCCATTAGTGGATCTCCTGCGCTTCGTTCTGGATTGCTTCAGCTGCCACACGCAGCAGTTCAGCCGCTTCAACGTGGTTTAGCTGGCGGGATGTGATATGGCACGCAAGGCTATCAAGGCGAGCTGCCATTGCTTCAGCTCTTGCCCGGCGTTCTTCCAGACGAGCCTCTGTCAGTAAAATATTAAGCCCTGCATCATCCGGTCCGGTTTTAGTCGTGAGGGTTTCAATATTACGCATAATCAATTCTCCTGAATTTAGCTAAAGGGATACCCGGCGGGTTTACGCCATGAATTTCATTAGTTGGTTAATTCGGCATGGTTAGCCGTCTGGGAAATAAGCTCACCACTGCACGAAAATGATTCATTGCTTTAATCAGCTCCCGCTTTTCGTCAGTGGTCAGCTCATTAATGCTGATGCTATGACGTTCAGCTGGAATTTTTGCCATAAAGAATATAGCAGCCAGTGCCCGTTTATTTTGTTCATTATTGATATCCCGTGGATCACGCATATCTTTAATAAACCGCTCCAGCTCTGACTCAATATTCAGGCCAAAAACTTTCGCCCTTAACTCCGCAATATGATTAAGTCCATTCAGGCGTTCACCGGGTCTTAATGGAACAGTCGCCGCAGCGCCTTCAATAGCCATTGGTTCCCCCGTTTTTTCGTTGATAGTTCTGCCAGCAATTCATCTTGCGAACGGCACGGATGCCAGCGTTTACCATCCTCACCCATGATCCAGCCGTGACCGTAGTGCATTGCCGGACTTTGTTTTACCAGCAGCGATGCAAATGATGGTTCTTTCGTCAGCATAAGCACCTCACAGCAAACCGAATGAAGCACCGAGGCCAGTCACGGTATCAACTGCACTCGCCATCGCAGGATTAGCCTGTAAACGGGCCTGCAATGAAACAGCAGCCAGCGCCATCAGTCGTGTAACAGAGTTAATGCTGCTGATCGCATCACGACGGCCTACACTGGTTTTTACATCGCCAGAAACCGCACCTGCCGCGACACGCCCTATCTCTGCAGTTGCACTCATGACGTAATGCGGCAGTTTCTCTTTTGCCACCTCATTAATCGGTACACATGGCAGGCAGTGAATCTGTGCCAGAAAACCGTCTACCAGCGTTGAATCTTCCGTCAGATCGGTAAGTAGCCAGATATCTGGCGCATTGAGCTGATGCGGTTGATCTGGGTTGAGTTTGTTTCGCAGAGTCTGGACATTCATTCCTGCACGTTCTGCCAGCTTCGCCATATTGTGACGAAGTGCAAAAGCTCTACAGGCTTCATCAAAATGCGGGTGTTTGGAAATCTTATAATCAAACATGCTACCCCCTTAGAAAGTTCTCATAATTGAACTTACTTACCAACAATGACGCGGAAGTTGGAATGACCGAGGGATTCACGGACCTGATCGGTTTTGTACATTAAATAACGCAGGCTTACGCGGCCTTTGTTTTTTTCTTTCTTGACCATGTATTTAGCAAGCTGACCATGGTGAATTTTTTGATACACGGAGCCGCGGGAGATACCTTCCCATTCCGCGAACTCTGCAGGCGTAGCCATCTCTTTTGGTACACGAATTGAAATATCAGTGCTCATAGTGCAGTATCTCCCGATTAAGGTTTGGTTTACGTCGTTTTATCTCGTTTTACTTGATTCAATATTTGATACATCGAGATACTACGATCCAATATTTGATACGTCAACAGGATTAAAAAATGATACAGGTAAAGGTTGGAGAGAATACAGGGGGAAGAGAGGCTATCCATAGACTAATGGCAGCCTATGATTTCAAGTCCAGACAGCAACTTTGCGATCACTTAGGCGCATCAAAAAGCACCATGGCAAACAGATACTTAAGAGATAGTTTTCCTGCAGAGTGGGTGATTCAGTGCGCCTTGGAAACAGGAGTTTCTTTACTGTGGCTAACCACCGGACAGGGGGAGCCAGGTCCAAACATTGAACCTAAAAAAAATATCAATTCCGTGAACTCCAGCAAGGTTGTACCTCTTTCTGAACTAGTATCTCCTGAAATTGACAAGGCGACTCTCAACGGTGGTTTATTGGTCGATGCTGGAAAAGCAATCATTGATAGCAGCATACTCCCCTCAGACTCAAGCAACCTACTGCTGGTGACTACTTCTGGTGATTCTTATTTAATAGATCGCAACCAAACACCACCAGTAAATGGTATGTGGTTAGTCGATATCGACGGGATAAAAAGCATCGTTAAATTGACTCGACTCCCGGGAAACAAATTAGTAGTGCATCAGGATGATTCATCGTTTGAGTGCGGTCTGGATGACATTGAGGTAGTAGGCCGCGCACTGAAAATCATTAAGAGCCTTTGATATGACCATCAGAAAACAGCCGAACGGAAAATGGTTGTGTGAGTGCTATCCCAATGGACGCAATGGCAAGCGCGTGCGTAAGCAATTTGCCACGAAAGGCGAAGCCATTGCGTTTGAAAGCTTCACAATGGAAGAAGTGAATAAAAAACCGTGGTTGGGTGAAAAGGATGATCGGCGACGCCTATCAGAATTAATTGAGCTTTGGTATTCCCTGTATGGTCAGACACTCGCAGACCCCAAGCGCCTCATGGCGAAACTTAGAATTATCTGTAATGGTCTAGGCGACCCCATCGCCTCTGAGCTGACAGCCGGAGACTTTACGAAATACCGCGAAGCACGGTTAAAAGGTGAAATACGAAATGAAGATGGCACGCTTATGTCGCCCGTTAAGCCCCGCACGGTAAACCTTGAACAGCGCAATCTATCATCGGTGTTCGGTACATTAAAAAAACTAGGACACTGGTCAGCACCAAACCCGCTGGCAGGACTTCCGACCTTCAAAATTGCCGAAGGTGAGCTGGCTTTTCTTTCCACGGACGAAATCAAGCGCCTGTTGGCGGCATGTGCTGAATCTCAAAGCCCTAGCTTACTAATGATTGCAAAAATATGCCTAGCTACTGGCGCACGGTGGAGTGAAGCAGAAAATCTGCAGGGCCATCAGTTATCCAAATACCGCATCACTTATACCAAGACGAAGGGCAAGAAAAACCGTACCGTGCCAATATCTCAGGATCTTTACAACGAACTCCCTAAAAACAGAGGAAGGCTATTCACCCCATGCAGAAAAGCCTTTGAACGGGCAGTAAAACGAGCTGGTATTGAACTGCCAGAGGGACAATGCACCCACGTTCTACGCCATACATTCGCCAGCCATTTCATGATGAACGGCGGAAACATACTGGTACTGCGCGATATTTTGGGCCATGCCGATATAAAAATGACGATGATTTACGCCCATTTTTCTCCAGACCATCTGGAAGATGCAGTAACGAAAAACCCTTTGAACTTTATATACTTGTCGAATAACATGTAACTTATAATGTAAGTACACAAAAGTGATCTTAATCTTAAATATGAAACCTAATTTAATTTCACGTAAACAGTACCAACACCTCAAAAATGAGTTAAATAGACTTGAGAGCTTACCATATAGACGAGGAAACAACCCAACCAACCTCAGAATATTAAAACTAAGAGAAGATCTAACAAACTCTCTTGTTGAATCCAGAAAAAGAAATTCAAAAAAAATTAATAGAGGAAATGTTAGCTGTATAATATGCAAGAAAAATTTCAAAAGTGCTCATGGCCTATATGAGCACTATCGCGCCAAGCATAGCAATATGATTGAACACCCTACCTCATTGTTTAATAAAGAAATAAATGGCAATACAACACTGCTTGAAAGCATTTCGCATCCTGTCACAAAAGGTATACCAATAGCAGAACACGATAAAAAAATATCATCCATTACGCTAAACAGGGAAACTAAATATTTCAATGTAGATGCGTATAATCTGGCATGCCTTTCATTAACAAAAAGTGAAGCAATAAAAATCGCTAAAGATGAATTATTATCAAGGCAGTTTCTTGGACAAAAAAACATTCTAGAACCTACTCTACCGCCAGTCATATTTATAAATCCCTCTGATACAATTAGTATACCAGTTGTCACAAAAGGCAATACTCATCTGCAAACAATATTACAGCGTGACTCTGGCGAACAGGTTGACTTTAAAAAAAGGGTTCTAAAAAACTTCTCAAATGTATGCGCAATAACAGGTTACAACCTCCCAGTATTGCAGGCATGTCACCTTGAACCATTTTCTCAGACCCAAAACCATAGAACCAACAATGGAATACCTCTTGAACCTACCCTTCATGCCTTGCTTGACCGAGGTCTACTAGCCATACATCCAGATAATTTAACTATTCATTTTGCTATCGATTGCTATTACAAAAATATATATGAAGGAAAAAACATCAAACCTCATAAGATTGATTTAGATAAAAATTCACTGCTAATAATTTGGAAGAACTTTCTTTTGAATGTTAAAAACAGCCAACCGTAAGTTAGCCTAAAATTGGCGACAACTTGGCGGCAGAGCATTAAAAATGCGTAAAACGGATAAACACAGGATAATAGTAACACACTGTTTTTGAACGCAAACTACTGTTTTCATTGTATTAAAAATAGTATGTAGGAATTTCGGACGCGGGTTCAACTCCCGCCAGCTCCACCACTTGCTCTTCCGGATACGTCCGGAGAAATCCTGAAAGCCCGCATAGCACAAGCTCTGCGGGCTTTTTTGTGTCTACCGTTGTCCGAGGATATCCAGCTAAATCCAGTGATTATTGGTATACGTTTAGGTATACGGTAGGATGTATACCTAAACGCGTATACCAATTCATGAAGGAGCGGCCAAATTGGCAAGAACGACACGCCCCCTGACCAACACAGAAGTACTGCGCGCTAAAGCGTTAGAAAAGGATCTAACGTTGCATGATGGCGATGGTCTTTTTCTACTCGTTAAAACGAACGGTAAGAAGTTATGGCGTTTCCGTTATCAACGTCCGGCAACAAAGCAACGGACAATGATGGGGCTAGGAGCCTTCCCAGCCCTTTCACTTGCTGACGCCCGACGCTTAAGAGCGGATTACCTTTCCTTGTTAGCCAACGGAATTGACCCGCAAATTCAAGCTGAAATTGCAGAGGAACAGCAGCAAATCGCACAGGACAGTATTTTCTCGACGGTCGCCGCTAATTGGTTTCAGCTCAAAAGCAAAAGTGTTACCCCTGATTATGCAAAAGATATTTGGCGCTCATTGGAAAAAGATGTATTCCCCGCCGTTGGTGAGATGCCCGTTCAGCAGATCAAAGCTAGAACATTGGTCGAAGCACTTGAGCCAGTCAAAGCTCGTGGGGCATTAGAGACTGTACGTCGTCTGGTGCAACGCATTAACGAAATAATGATTTATGCGGTTAACACTGGCTTGATTGATGCAAACCCAGCATCAGGTGGGTAATGACTCCAACTTATTGATAGTGTTTTATGTTCAGATAATGCCCGATGACTTTGTCATGCAGCTCCACCGATTTTGAGAACGACAGCGACTTCCGTCCCAGCCGTGCCAGGTGCTGCCTCAGATTCAGGTTATGCCGCTCAATTCGCTGCGTATATCGCTTGCTGATTACGTGCAGCTTTCCCTTCAGGCGGGATTCATACAGCGGCCAGCCATCCGTCATCCATATCACCACGTCAAAGGGTGACAGCAGGCTCATAAGACGCCCCAGCGTCGCCATAGTGCGTTCACCGAATACGTGCGCAACAACCGTCTTCCGGAGCCTGTCATACGCGTAAAACAGCCAGCGCTGGCGCGATTTAGCACCGACATAGCCCCACTGTTCGTCCATTTCCGCGCAGACGATGACGTCACTGCCCGGCTGTATGCGCGAGGTTACCGACTGCGGCCTGAGTTTTTTAAATGGCGGAAAATCGTGTTGAGGCCAACGCCCATAATGCGGGCGGTTGCCCGGCATCCAACGCCATTCATGGCCATATCAATGATTTTCTGGTGCGTACCGGGTTGAGAAGCGGTGTAAGTGAACTGCAGTTGCCATGTTTTACGGCAGTGAGAGCAGAGATAGCGCTGATGTCCGGCGGTGCTTTTGCCGTTACGCACCACCCCGTCAGTAGCTGAACAGGAGGGACAGCTGATAGAAACAGAAGCCACTGGAGCACCTCAAAAACACCATCATACACTAAATCAGTAAGTTGGCAGCATCACCCATCAGGTGTTGGCATGGCCTTCGAAAAGCCAAAAAAACAAAACATGCCGACGCTTCGACCTGAAGAATTACCAAAGCTGATGCGTTCTTTAGTCATGTCAAATCTGTCTATCCCGACTCGCTGTCTAATTGAATGGCAACTCCTGACTCTTGTGCGCCCTTCTGAAGCCTCCAGTACTCGGTGGGAAGAAATCGATCTTCATGCAAAGCTCTGGACGATTCCTGCCGAACGGATGAAGGCTAAACGGGAACACATAATTCCTCTATCATCTCAGGCATTAGAGATTCTTAATGTGATGAAGCCTATTAGTGCTCATCGTGAATATGTTTTTCCGAGTCGGAATGACCCAAAGAAACCAATGAACAGTCAGACTGCAAATGCAGCTTTAAAACGTATTGGTTTTGGCGGAAAATTAGTTGCCCATGGATTACGTTCAATAGCAAGTACAGCCATGAATGAAGCTGGATTAAATCCTGATGTTATCGAGTCTGCCTTAGCCCACAGTGATAAAAATGAAGTTAGAAAAGCATACAATCGTTCTACTTATCTCGTGCAGCGAATTGAATTGATGGATTGGTGGGGAGAATACGTTAAAAATAAAAGGGGTTAGCCCCCCTTTTTTCTATACAATCTCAAGCACTCGTCCAATTCAATAAGTTGTGAATTACTTAATCGTTCTTTTATATAATAAAATACATCTTTTACTGAAGCAATTTCTCTCATCGCTCTATTGCCCATTAAAACATAGTCTTGATACATTCCAATTCTGAAGAATGAATTTGCTGCGCAAGCCAACATAATTACTTCGGTCATTGCAGGGAGATTTAAACGATTTGGCTTAAATTTATTTTTATCATATTCGTTAAAACAAGACAAAAAGTTTCTCAATGTTTTTATATCAGCAATACCATTTGAAACATTAGTAAATGATTTATATAAATATGGAGAGCATGAATACCAATATATATCACAAACAAGTATAGAACTTCGCTTGTTCGCAAACTCAAGCCATTCACCCTTATTTCCATTATGCATTAAGTTATATAAGAAATAAAAATGCAACAACCCATTTTTATATTCTTTTTTGGATTGATCATAGATTATCTCAATTTTGTCCATGATAGACTGCAAATCAGTGACTTCGCCTAAATTTAACATATTTAGGTATTCACTAAACCACTTCGCTATACTTTTAGCTGTAAATCCGTCTGCATTCCAGAGCCAATATTGTGCAGATATCTCTGCAACCATTACACCCGATGTTTCCATCACCCAATTAACAGACTCTCTTTTTTGACTGTAGTTTTTACGGCAAAAATTTATTATCACATGGCGAAGAAGTCGAAGCAATCCAGAGTAACTGAAGTGAGGTTCGCCAAAAAGAACCAGACAATCACCAACAGGATTGTAGGCTTTCGAGATCATTGCATCAAGTGGCTTAAGCTCATGGACAAAAGAAGACCTGATTTTGTATAAATTATCTAAAGCTCTACTAAGGAAGCTATAGCGGATTGGATATCTCTCTGTTTCATTGAAATAATTTTCTTCAAGATTTTTCAGTATAAAATCTTTGAACCTTTTTTGTAATCTGAATTGTTTGCCTTCAATAAGTATTGATTTAATTTTACAAACATCCTCACCAGGCATATGCTCAAATACAGACTCTAATTCACCTCTGGTTTTTTGATCGTAGTCATCCCAATCAGACTTATAGTTATCATTTCTTTGAGACAAAGACTCCAAGGCATAGACTAACATGGAATAAGTCAGGTCAAAGTTGGTTGACAATGATTCTTTTGAATCACTAATTATTTTTAACGCTGCCATTAAAGATTTAAAGGCAGATCTATTTAGATTCACTACATCTTTAATAAAAGCAGAAAACCCAGAGACATCATCAAATGAAACTCTTCGATTAATCTCCACTAAATATGGGGCAACTTCAAGCGCAATTTTTGAGTGATGTTTATTAAAATTTGATAATGCACATATTTTTTTAACCGATTCTTTTTCTACTCTAGCCACACAATCAAAATAGAATTCCCATAATAAAATAAATTGTTGCCTATAATCCTCATCACCAGCCCTAACTACGACTCCAGCTTCAATTCGTTCTGGTTTTTCGGTCAGGAGAGTATAGTTTACCACATAACAGTTTATACCATCATGACTTATTTTATTTGCTTTAAAAAGAGGGGAGGTGTTTTCCACCGAGAAAGACACATCAACATTTGAATAAAAAACAAATGTGCCATCGTGTTTTTCTATTTTATCTAAATCAAAGAACACTCCAGCTGATATCTGAAACATACTCATTCCTTAAACTCAATTGGATCAATCTATCTATATTAACGGATATATTAACAGAACAAAATAATCCTATGCAGTAGCCTAGCTACTCAAACAATTTCATTACGTTTGTAAGCAATACTCTCCCCACTACACCGTCGAAAGGCGGCTATTTACCACTCCCCTCAGAAGCCATCAGCGGCACACTTACCAACATTACCGCGCGACGTCAGGCACCTCCCCTATCCCCCCCAGCCCCTTCCCGACGGTGCTCGGGCGCAAAAAACATTAGTAACGAGCACCAACCGGGGGCGCGCAGTGCTTTCCCCGCCTCGCCCGCCCGCTTTGCGGGGCGGTTTTAATGCAGTTGCACTGACACGCTCAGACCGCGCCGGGAATGGCGCGGTCTGCAGAAAATGAGGCAGGGAAACGCATGCAAAGCCATGCACCTTATCGATGCATGGCTTTTTTCAGTAAAAACGGGCGGATTTTCGGGGAATTTTACACAGACTGACGTGATGCCAGTTGCGCACTTTTACGCGAAAAAATCATGTTCTGCGCAGGGGTGAATTTTTCACGGCTGTCATCCACCGAAGCCGCGTCAGGCCTGAATCCGATGGTCGTTAAAATGTCGCTATCCTGTGCGGAATAATTAATTTTTTCACCCTTCGCAAGCCAGGACAGGAGGGCTTCACGCAGGGCATCTGTGGCACGCTGTATGGCACAGTTTCGGGCAATGGCCGTCAGATCACTGTAGCCCATCAGCTCCGGTGCCAGTGCCGCCGCCAGTGCTGTGCCGTGCTGCTGCATAAAATCATTCAGCCGGTCGCGGATGCTGATGTGCTGAACGGCTTCATGCGAACGAATATAACGACCGGCGGCCTGATTCACCTGCCATTTTCTGACTTCGATAATATTGCGTAATTCGTCCAGGCGACTGACGTTTCTGCCTTCTCCTGACAGAAGCCGCAGATATTCCTGTTCGGCCGCAGCCAGCTCATTTTTGCGTTGCAGCCATGCTGCTTTGTTATTCTGACAGGTGTCAAAGGCCTGCTGTAAGGCTGTGCTTTCCATCGTTATCTCTTTCTCATCATGCTGAAGAATAAAAATACGGTGTGTGGCGACGGCCGGTGTTAACCGGCAGCCCTCATTCCAGACGCAGCGAATATGATTGTGTTTTTAACCGTACTGGCGGCAGTTCCTGTTTTTCATGCAGGCGTTCTGCCAGTTCGTCCGGCGTGACCGGGCGGACAATGAAGCGGGTGATGGTCTGAAGCGTTTTAAACACCAGACCACAGCCCGGATCCGTGCACACATAAAAACGCTCGGTGACTTCCTGAGACAGACGCCGCGATGTTCTTGACAGTGCAAGGCCTTTACATCTCCGACAACAATATCCGGTAACAAGCATTCTTTTCGGGCGTTTCATACTGCCGGAGGCCGACGTCAGTGAATCGCGGTATCTCTGTTTGCCTGAAATGTATTCCATTCCTGAATCTTTACTGTCAGAGAAAAAGCTTTCACTCGCTTCAAATGTCGCAGAGCAATAAATATTCCGGCACTGTGCAATCATTATCTTGGTGCCATCGTCCATGAAATGTGCGCGACGGGTGTGAGCAACATGTCCACACGACGGGCAGTAAATCATGACAGCAGTCCTCTGGCCTTAAGCTCTGCTCCCTGCTGGTCTATTTTGTCCTGCCACACCTTGCGCTGTGCCGGTGTGCCTGCCACCTCATAATCCATGTGCGGGAGTGTTGCCGCTGACAGTCCGGTCAGCCGGAGAACCGGCTCGCCGGTGAGGCTGATTTGCATCTGTTTAATTTTCTGTTCCAGCGATGATTTCACCTGCTGCATGACAGCCTTTTCCGGTGCGACGTAGCCCTGATGGCCGGTGGTGTTGGCGAGCGGATTTTCCTGTACCAGGATACTCAGATGCATTGCCCGGACAAGCGCCTCACAGGTTTCATTCAGGGCGTGTTCCAGCTCATGCTCTGCATACAGACTCAGAAGGTGATGATGTGCCTTCCGGTAGGCGGTGGCCGTGCTGTCACACGCCCCTTTCAGGCGTTCACGTTCAAAATTCAGCACCACGGCCAGATTGTCATATTCCTGTACCAGCTCCCGGCGTGCCACGCGCTCAATGTGGCGCTGTTTCAGCTCGTCGCTCAGGACACCACCGGCTGCACGAAAGGCTGTGCGCCAGTCATCAGCGTCATTTCCGTCGGCCTGCGCCAGCGCATTTTTTTCCTGCTCTGCCCGTTCAATGGCCTTGACGGTCTCATCCATCAGTCGGGCGTTCTCAAGATGAGCGGCTCTGGCCTTTTCCAGTTGTGCCAGTGCGGGTTGCAGATATTCAGGGATGGTGTTGTCAGACATTTTCCGGCTCCTCGTCACTTCAGATTAAGAAAATTGTGACGTACACCGGACAACAACACGACGCATTGCAGATGTGCCAGCCCTGACACAGGAGACTCATCCTCAGACCGGCAAGCCAGGAAAAGGTCGCAGGAAAAACCGGCTTACTGTTTGTTTTTTTATATTTTACTGTTCACCTCTGTTCACCATAAGAAAAAAGATAAGTAATACAGTAAGTTAAAGGGTGAACAATCGCAGTAATGACTGTTCACCGTCTGTTCACCACTGTTCACCCGCTCATGGACTTTTTGTGCTGTTTACTACTGTTTGTTTTTATTAATTCGCCGTGAATGAATAAGAAGAAACGATTTGTATTTCACTATAAAAATTACGAATTGCATTAAGTGGCTTTAAATGACTTTAAGTGGGAATGAACAAAAAACACACAGTCATTGTAAGGCTGCCGGAACAAATCCCCCCTGTTGCGTCTGCCAAAAATATTCACAAAATAAAGCGCTACCCGAAGCCGGACGGACTTATCCGGTGCTGTATGGACATTAACGAGGTAGCCCGATGCAAGCTGTTTTTTCTTCCCCGTCTCCCGCCCCTGTGACGCCACTGATGCCGCTGCCGGACATCACGCAGGAGCGTTTTTTACGTCTGCCGGAAGTGATGCACCTGTGCGGCCTGTCACGCTCGACCATCTATGAACTCATCCGTAAGGGGGAATTTCCGCCGCAGGTGAGTCTTGGCGGTAAAAATGTGGCCTGGCTGCACTCTGAAGTCACCGCATGGATGGCCGGACGCATTGCCGGACGCAAACGGGGGTACGACGCATGATGATGCCCGCTCTGCAAAAACTCCCTTTTTCTGGCTTGCCTTTTTCCGGCATTTGCGGATATAGTTTTTCCGCTGCCGCAAAATCGGCAGCCGGGCGTAGGAACCCGAGTTACTTCAAGGCGACATATGACGCGCCATGCGTCTTTTTTTACGTCGTTGCTTCGGCACACCTGTTTTTCTGGCTGTGGTTTTTAAACCGTAGCCTCTGTCAGATAATGGTGGTCCGGGCGGGGCAGCCTTCGGGCTGGCCGGTTTCCTTGAAGGCCGGTATTCCTACCCCCGTCCGGGCTACCACCCATGAGCGTAGGAACTCCAGTGGTAGCTGTAACTGTTACTTCAAGGAGGCTGCCATCATGGCTACAACCCTTACCCCCTCACACCCTGAATTTGTCTTTGTGTTTGCGGCTGTCCGTCGCGCAGGCCGTCATCCCCGTATCTGTATGCTTCGCACCGTCGCCGGTGATGAACGCAGCGCCCGCCGTTCCCTTGTCCGTGACTATGTGCTCTCCCTTGCTGCCCGTCTGCCGGTGGTGGAGGTGTCCCGTGCGTAATAAAAAAGCCCCTCAGACCGTCTCAGCACGTCATGACGCCCGTGAACACCTCAGCATTGAGGCTTACCATAAGCTCAACCGCGCCAGCGCCGTATCCCAGTTTGTTGGGGGTGATTTGATTCACCGTGAACTCTCCGGCCTGCATCAGCTCTACATTCCGCATATTTTCAGCGTAAGCGTAAACTGACCGCCGTATGTAGCCATCAGACGAGAATTGGTAACTTAGACGCCCATCTGATATAGACGGACATCTAAGTATGGAATTACAGGACTGGCGAAAAGAACCTCGTAAAAACTATTCGAATGAATTCAAACTTCGTATGGTGGAACTGGCATCACAACCTGGAGCTTGTGTTGCACAGATTGCACGTGAAAATGGCGTCAATGATAATGTTATTTTCAAATGGCTCAGGCTCTGGCAGAACGAAGGGCGTGTTTCGCGGCGTCTTCCGGTAACGACCTCTTCTGACACTGGCGTTGAATTATTACCTGTAGAAATAACGCCGGATGAGCAGAAAGAACCTGTGGCGGCCATTGCGCCGTCTTTATCCACTTCCACTCAGACCAGAGTCAGTGCCAGTTCCTGCAAGGTGGAATTCCGTCACGGTAACATGACGCTGGAAAATCCATCGCCAGAGCTGCTCACAGTGTTGATCCGTGAACTGACCGGGAGGGGAAGATGATCTCACTCCCATCAGGTACCCGTATCTGGCTCGTTGCCGGCGTTACCGATATGCGTAAATCCTTCAACGGACTGGGAGAACAGGTACAACATGTGCTGAATGATAATCCCTTCTCCGGTCACCTGTTTATCTTCCGTGGCCGACGGGGTGACACCGTCAAAATTCTTTGGGCTGATGCTGATGGTCTGTGCCTGTTCACCAAACGCCTGGAGGAAGGCCAGTTTATCTGGCCTGCGGTACGTGACGGCAAGGTATCCATTACCCGCTCGCAACTGGCAATGCTCCTCGATAAGCTGGACTGGCGTCAGCCAAAAACATCCAGCCGTAACTCACTGACAATGTTGTAAAAAACTCCTGACCGCATTATAAAAACGGTCATGAGTCAGAAATACCTCATTCGCATCGCAGAGCTGGAAAGGTTGCTCTCTGAGCAGGCTGAAGCCCTCCGTCAGAAAGACCAGCAACTGAGTCTGGTTGAAGAGACGGAAGCCTTCCTGCGCTCTGCACTGACACGTGCCGAAGAAAAGATCGAAGAAGATGAACGGGAAATAGAACATCTGCGGGCTCAGATAGAAAAACTGCGCCGGATGCTGTTCGGTACCCGTTCTGAAAAACTGCGTCGTGAAGTTGAACTGGCTGAGGCTCTGCTGAAACAACGTGAACAGGACAGCGATCGTTACAGTGGGCGGGAAGACGATCCTCAGGTTCCCCGCCAGTTGCGACAGTCGCGCCATCGTCGTCCGTTACCGGCACACCTTCCCCGTGAAATACACCGCCTGGAGCCAGAAGAAAGCTGTTGCCCGGAGTGTGGCGGTGAGCTGGATTATCTGGGGGAAGTCAGCGCTGAACAGCTGGAACTGGTGAGCAGTGCCCTGAAAGTGATCCGCACAGAACGGGTAAAAAAAGCCTGTACAAAATGTGACTGTATTGTTGAAGCACCGGCGCCGTCCCGCCCGATAGAGCGTGGTATCGCGGGCCCCGGATTACTTGCCCGCGTGTTAACGGGAAAATACTGCGAACATCTGCCACTGTATCGTCAGAGTGAAATCTTTGCCCGCCAGGGTGTCGAACTGAGCCGGGCCTTACTCTCCAACTGGGTTGACGCGTGCTGCCAGTTAATGACACCGGTGAATGATGCCCTGTACCGTTATGTAATGAACACCCGCAAGGTTCACACTGATGACACACCGGTAAAGGTACTGGCACCGGGTCAGAAAAAGGCGAAAACAGGGCGTATCTGGACGTATGTCCGGGATGATCGCAATGTGGGTTCGTCATCTCCTCCAGCGGTCTGGTTCGCGTACTCGCCGAACCGGCAGGGGAAACACCCGGAGCAACACCTCCGCCCCTTCCGGGGTATCCTGCAGGCGGATGCGTTCACAGGTTACGACAGGTTGTTCAGTGCAGAACGTGAAGGTGGTGCACTGACAGAAGTTGCGTGCTGGGCCCATGCCCGGCGAAAAATCCACGATGTATACATCAGCAGCAAAAGTGCGACGGCAGAAGAAGCCCTGAAGCGAATCAGTGAACTGTACGCCATCGAGGATGAAATACGGGGATTACCGGAGTCAGAGCGTCTTGCCGTCAGGCAGCAGCGAAGCAAAGTGTTACTGACGTCGCTGCATGAATGGATGGTGGAGAAGAATGGTACGCTGTCGAAAAAATCCAGACTGGGCGAAGCGTTCAGCTATGTACTGAATCAGTGGGATGCCCTCTGTTATTACAGTGATGACGGTCTGGCGGAGGCGGATAATAATGCTGCGGAAAGAGCGCTTCGTGCAGTCTGTCTCGGAAAGAAAAACTTTATGTTCTTTGGCAGCGATCACGGCGGCGAGCGTGGAGCACTGTTGTACGGGCTGATCGGCACCTGCCGTCTGAACGGTATCGATCCGGAAGCGTATCTGCGCCATATCCTGAGCGTACTGCCGGAATGGCCTTCCAACCGAGTTGACGAACTCCTGCCATGGAACGTAGTACTCACCAATAAATAAGCGTCAATACGGTGCTCCGTTGACGCTTACTTTTCAGCTACCTGAATGAAGATATTGATTTTGTGCTGAATGAGCTGAAAGCCAAAGGCCTGTGCCGCGATTTTCTCGCCCAGCAGAAAGACCGGGGAGACAGGACGCATGTTTGATTTTCCCCAGCCCGGTGAGATTTACCGTTCTGCCGGTTTTCCCGATGTGGCCGTGGTCGGCATTCTGGAAGACGGTATTCCGTGGGAAATGCCGTACCGCTGCCCGGACATTGTCTGGAACCCGTACCGCCGTAAATTCAGTATCCTTGTGCGTATCCTCGCTGACGGGCGCACCACAGACATCCCGCTGGGGCGTTTTCTGCGGGAATTTACCTGTGACCGTCCTGACCTGTTCAAACGCAGCCCCGTAAACCGGCATGCGGTACTGAAAGAAATGGCCGGAGACCCGGAATTACAGAAATGGCGGGAGAAATATCTGGATATTTACCCGCAGGACACTGTTCCGGTCAGCCGGGCGGCACCGGTGGCGCGGGAATGGCGGGAAATTCCCCGCACGGAGCCTGACCCGGAAATCACCCCGGATAACAGTTACCGCAATTATCTGTAATTAAAAAACGACACCCGAAAAATTAAATGTGCGTATTCGCGCAGGGATACGCACGTCTTCAGGAGACGCAGATATGCCTTATCAGTTAATGCAACCGGCACGGAATGCAGTCATCTGTCACAGGGAGGAAAGCAAATGAAAACACCCTTACCGCCCGTCTTACGCGCTGCCCTTTACCGTCGCGCTGTCGCCTGTGCCTGGCTGACCGTGTGCGAACGTCAGCACCGCTACCCGCATCTCACCCTTGAGTCACTGGAGGCGGCCATCGCCGCTGAGCTGGAAGGCTTTTATCTGCGCCAGCACGGTGAGGAAAAAGGGCGTCAGATAGCCTGTGCCCTGCTGGAAGATTTAATGGAATCCGGCCCCCTGAAGGCCGCGCCGTCGCTGTCCTTTCTCGGGCTGGTTGTGATGGATGAACTCTGTGCCCGTCACATAAAAGCGCCGGTACTGCACTGAAGGAGAACAACACCATGAAAATGAACGTAACCGCCACCGTCAGCCATGCGCTCGGCCACTGGCCGCGTATTCTCCCGGCGCTGGGGATTCAGGTGCTGAAAAACCGTCATCAGCCCTGTCCGGTCTGTGGCGGGAGTGACCGCTTCCGTTTTGATGACAGGGAGGGGCGCGGCACCTGGTACTGCAATCAGTGTGGTGCCGGTGACGGCCTGAAACTGGTTGAAAAGGTGTTTGGTGTCTCCCCGTCCGACGCGGCCGCAAAGGTGGCTGCCGTGACCGGCAGTCTGCCCCCGGCTGACCCGGCAGTGACGGCCGCCGCCGTTGCTGAAACAGACGCTGCCCGGAAGAACGCCGCCGCACTGGCACAAACCCTGATGGCAAAAACCCGTCCCGGAACCGGTAACGCCTACCTGACCCGCAAGGGCTTTCCCGGCCGGGAATGCCGGATGCTGACCGGCACACACAGAGCCGGTGGCGTGAGCTGGCGCGCCGGTGACCTTGTGGTGCCACTGTATGACGACAGCGGCGAACTGGTTAACCTTCAGTTAATCAGTGCTGACGGCCGTAAGCGTACCCTGAAAGGCGGACAGGTCAGGGGCACCTGTCACACCCTTGAAGGACAGAATCAGGCCGGAAAACGTCTGTGGATAGCGGAGGGATACGCGACCGCACTTACCGTACATCACCTGACCGGTGAAACGGTGATGGTGGCGCTTTCTTCCGTGAACCTCCTTTCTCTGGCCAGCCTTGCCCGGCAGAAGCATCCGGCCTGTCATATTGTCCTTGCTGCTGACCGTGACCTCAGCGGTGACGGCCAGACAAAAGCCGCCGCAGCCGCAGATGCGTGTGAAGGTGTTGTTGCCCTGCCGCCGGTCTTCGGTGACTGGAATGATGCCTTCACGCAGTACGGCGGGGAAGCCACCCGTAAGGCCATTTATGATGCCATCCGGCCACCGGCTGAAAGCCCGTTCGACACCATGAGCGAAGCGGAGTTTTCCGCCATGAGTACCAGCGAAAAGGCCATGCGTATCTATGAGCATTACGGCGAGGCGCTCGCGGTCGATGCCAACGGCCAGCTTCTGTCCCGTTATGAAAATGGTGTCTGGAAGGTGCTGCCACCACAGGACTTTGCCCGGGATGTGGCCGGGCTGTTTCAGCGGCTGCGCGCGCCGTTCTCCTCCGGGAAGGTGGCCTCCGTGGTGGACACCCTGAAGCTGATTATTCCGCAGCAGGAAGCCCCCTCCCGCCGCCTGATTGGCTTTCGTAACGGCGTGCTCGACACGCAGAGCGGCACGTTCCACCCGCACAGTCCGTCACACTGGATGCGCACCCTGTGCGATGTGGATTTCACCCCGCCGGTGGAAGGGGAAACGCTGGAAACCCACGCCCCCGCGTTCTGGCGCTGGCTTGACCGTGCCGCCGGTGGTCGTGCGGAAAAACGCGACGTGATTCTGGCCGCACTGTTTATGGTGCTGGCAAACCGCTACGACTGGCAGCTCTTTCTGGAGGTGACCGGTCCCGGCGGCAGCGGCAAAAGTATCATGGCCGAAATAGCCACCCTGCTGGCCGGGGAAGATAACGCCACGTCGGCCACCATTGAGACGCTGGAATCCCCGCGTGAACGTGCCGCGTTAACTGGCTTCTCACTGATACGCCTGCCGGACCAGGAAAAATGGAGCGGCGACGGAGCCGGACTCAAGGCCATCACCGGCGGCGATGCGGTGTCCGTTGACCCGAAATACCGGGATGCGTACTCCACGCACATCCCGGCGGTGATTCTGGCCGTGAACAATAACCCGATGCGCTTCACCGACCGCAGCGGCGGCGTGTCACGCCGGCGGGTGATTATTCACTTCCCGGAACAGATAGCCCCGCAGGAGCGCGACCCGCAGCTTAAGGACAAAATCACCCGCGAGCTGGCGGTCATCGTGCGTCACCTGATGCAGAAGTTCAGCGACCCGATGCTCGCCCGGTCACTGCTTCAGTCCCAGCAGAACTCAGACGAGGCGCTGAACATCAAACGGGATGCCGACCCGACGTTTGATTTTATCGGCTATCTGGAAACCCTGCCGCAGACCAGCGGCATGTATATGGGGAACGCGAGTATCATCCCGCGCAATTACCGTAAATACCTCTATCACGCCTATCTGGCCTACATGGAGGCAAACGGCTACCGGAACGTACTCAGTCTGAAAATGTTCGGGCTGGGGCTGCCGGTGATGCTGAAGGAATACGGACTGAATTACGAGAAGCGCCATACCAAACAGGGGATACAGACCAACCTGACGCTGAAAGAGGAAAGCTACGGCGACTGGCTGCCAAAATGTGACGACCCTGCAACAACCTGACCCACCTGACCGGCATCTGCCGGTCTTTTTTTATCCCGACCTCCCCCGAAGGTGAACAATCCACTGTTCACCCTTCACCGTATATTCACCCGTTATCACACTGAAATTAAAAGAGAAAAATGAAAGGTGAACAGTGTGAACAATCAAATCAAAAAAAACTTTTTTCTCCCTGTGTGATTTCAGTACGGGGGATTAATCACCAGTAGGAGTCACACCGGCAGAATGCCGGAGGTGAAGAATCGAATGTTCACCCTTCACCCATTATTCACCACCTATCATACTGAAATAAAAGGAGAAAAAAGAAAGGTGAACAGTGTGAACAGTTCTTTCGAAAAAAAATTTTTTTCCTGTACGATATAGCATCAATCCAAGTAAAAATGCGCTTTCATTTCACATTAACTTACAGCCATTGGTATACGATTAGGTATACGCACAAAAACTAAATTAAACAAAATCATTAAAAATCAAAGCAATAAAGCATTTATTCAAACTCCGCCAGCCAATCATGATTGGACGGTGTAAGGACAACACCAACAAAAACAGGAAGTTAGAAGTCTCAGCAAAACACCGACCAGACGGTGAGGAGACATAAAAGGATACGCAAAGGAGCCGCGGCTCCTGGTAACATGAAAGCCCACAGATGTGGGCTTTTTCGTTGATGGTCAGAACGACCAGTTCACACCAGCTACCGCGTTCCACGGGGATTCCACACCGGCACTATGGCTATACCCCACCCCAAGATGCCCGCTTAACGTACTGCTGAATGAGGCTTTAATACCTGCCTGGTATATTCCACGTCTGCCCGACAAATAATTGACGAAATTACCGTCACTATTCACTTTCACCCGGTTATCATCGACAAATTCTTTGCGCACAGCCGCCTTCAGCCACGGCTCAACTTCCATACCGTTCCCCAGACGCATGTTGTAACTCAGCGTTGCGCCCAGTTCACGATATATACTGCGGGTATCGACTGATTTCGATTTCATGCCATTGGATAAATGATATTCGGGGTTATCAGCGGTGAACCCCGTTAACGATGCATACGGCGTCAGGTTCCAGTTACCATCGGTAAATCGCATCCCGGTTTCAATGTGACCGCCCAGCCCGTTGCTGTGGTAACTGCCATTGGCGGCTCCACCGCTGCTCATTTTACCTGCTACGTTACTTTTAAAACGGTTCAGCTTCACGACACCGTCCAGATAGAAACCACTTTCATGTTCCCAACTGGCATAGCCGCCCAGAGAATAACTGCCCACACTGCCATGTCCTCCGCGATCAAAACCGATATGTGAATGGGAATAGCCCATAAAAGCGCCTAGCGTGGTAATTCCTTCAGGAATATCATTACGGCTGTCGATCCCCACTGTCATTCCGGTCAGCGTCTGCTCAAACCCGGCACCCGCATCGGTGGTGACATTATTACGGGTGTTATACGGTAAGCGACTCGTCAGAACCGTATTGATATTTACTGAGAGCTCAGATCAACTTTCCAGGGCAACAGATCGCGTACCCGGTTTGCCGGCCAGTCCTGGATATGTTCAATGACGTAACGCAGCCACTTTTCTGGCTCCACATTGTTCAGACGGCATGTGCCGATCAGCGAGTACAACACCGCCGCATGTTCACCACCGCTGTCGGAACCCGCGAACAGCCAGTTTTTCCGGCCTACGGCCACTCCCCGTAAGGCGTTCTCTGCGATGTTGTTGTCGATTTCCACCCAGCCATTACTGCAGTACACGTTCAGGGCCTCCCACTGTTTCAGCAGGTATGCGAACGCTTTTGCCGTATCCGAGTGACGCGACAGTGTTTTCATCTGAGTCTGTATCCAGTCATACAGTGACTGCATCAGTGGCGCAGCTCTGGCTTTTCTTGCTGCCAGACGCTGTTCTGCTGAACATCCCCGGACTTCTGCCTCGATGGCATACAGTTCACCGATACGCTGCAGGGCTTCCGTGGTGATATCGGTTGGCGCTCTTGCATGCACATCGTGGATTTTTCTCCGGGCATGGGCCATACACGCGGCTTCCGTTATTCTGCCGGATTCGTATAACGCCCGGTAGCCACCGTAAGCATCGGCCTGAAGCACTCCGCTGTAACCGGCCAGGTGATTTTGTGGATGGATGCCTTTCCGGTCCGGGCTGTACGCGAACCAGACCGCCGCAGGCATCTGTGAACCGGCGTTACGGTCATCACGGACGTAGACCC